TCTCTTGCAGCTACTGTACCTATATCAGCATCTCGTCCTGCTACAGTTGCTATGTTGTTTGTTGGGCTAATCTGTCCAGCAACAGTTGCTACGTCAGTAGACACACCAGCAACTAAGCCAATATTTGTTGCATCTCCTGCGACTGCAACTAGATTGTTCGTCGGGCTTATTTGACCTGCGACTGTTGCAATTTCATTGGTCACGGGACCAAGAGCTGCAATGTGATTAGTAGGTGTGATAACAGAAACTAAAGTGTTGACGCTTGCTTGCTGTGATGAGCTTAAGTTTAATTGCAGCCATGCTGTACCAGCAAGGTCGTATACTTTCATCACATTTAATGTGCTGTCAAAATACATGGCACCGTCGACTAAAGCGTTACCGTCATTGTCGAGTGTCGGATCTGAGTTCTTTGCGCCTAAAAAACGATCGTCAAATAGGTCGAGAGCTGTCTCAGCTGCATCTCGAGATGTACCAGCGTTTGTTGCTGCTTGCTCAGCGCTGGTTACGTAACCTTGTAGTTGTTGTGATGTTGTAGTTAACTGCTGTGGCGTGGTGCCAATGCCTTGATATAATGAGCTGGACATATTGAACCTCAGTTAAGTAAATCGTTTTCGTATTGGAATGAAGGCTGTACTGCAGCATCTACTGTTGCTTCATCTGATGCATCAGCGAGCGCCTGCACTTCTATGTGCAGCTTGTTAAACATGTCTTCAAACACTGCTTTACGCTTATCGTTAAAATAGTCACAAGCATACAAAGCTGCTGCGTAAGCAAATAAGTCAGGACACACTGTACTTAACACATTTGTGTCAGTTGAATTTACTAGTGCTTGGTCGTCCATATAATAGATGACATTAAACACATGACCAGACTGTGGTTTTGGCGTTAGCTGAAATCCGTTTTGTATTCTTGTGTAAAATCTTGGCTTTCCTGTAACACCAAAACGAGCCTCTTTTGCTAAAAAATCTCGCAATGGAACTCGCTCAAGCATGTTGTCATCATCATAAATGTAGACAAGCTGAATGAAGTCGGACGGTATAAAGTAAATGCCAGAAGTCGAGTCATATATAAAGTTTGTTGTAGTACCAACAACGATTTGTTGGCGCTGCTCTAACGCAGGTAACCGCAGCGTGCGCATAATCTTACGTTGGGCTTGTTGTAAAAACTGCTGCGCAAGTGTGGTGGTGCAATCAGATCTGTTTACGAGATCAATCACATCCTGCTGCAAAGCTGCGTATGTAGCCATTTTATATCCTCTTATCCGAAGTAATAAAGTGTCCCATTTCGTTATTCTTGAGCCATTTTATAATGTCTTTAATCGGTGCTTTGTAGACGTCTAAACCTTGCTTCGCCATCTCTTCAACGACGACAACAGGTATCGATGCCATTTTCATCATCTCACCAGATTTTGTCATGCCATTGTCGTTGCGCTCTTCAGCGAGCTGAGACAGATATGAGTCAGGTATTTCTTGCTGTGTAGTACGCCACAAACCGTCAGTGTCTTGACGTATATTCGTAATCGTATCGATGAGTTTATCACTCATAGTAATCTCCTTATAAGCGTGGGCACTCCTGTAAGGAGAGCAAAACCAGAAGTGCCCACGTTATCACTTAGGTAAGTGCAGTGATCAGACCAGACGCCTTGTAGTTGGCGTGCTTGAGTCCGTACTCAGTTACCATCATGTGTGTGTCGGCATCGCCAGTCTTTGCGAGTAACTCGCGAGTCATTGGGCGAAGCTCGGCAATCTTCCAGTTGGCTGGGTCGTACATGAACGCGACATCAGTCTTCAAGAACCGGTTCATGACTACACGCTGCTCACCGTATGGAGAGATGTAGACATCAACTACGTTCATCAGTGTGCGACCACCGTTAACGAAGTGCTCTTGACGAGCGTTACCAGAACCAACAGCTGAACGAGTGAAACCAGCGATTACAGTTGAGTCAGCAGGCTTGATCATCAGAACTGATGCTTCTGCGCCTTCATCATACAGCTTGTCGCCAAGGTTAAGGATCATCTGTTCAGACAGTGCTGCAGTACCACCAGCTTCTTGAACTGATGAGTCGATCACGCCATTAGAGCCTGCATCGTTACCGTGGATGTTGGCTGTGAAACGAGCTGCTGAGGATGAACCAGCTGCAGCGTTGTTGCCGCCTACTGTACGGTCACCAACCAAGTTAAATTCGATATCACGCTTAAATTCAGCGGCTTTTTTCGAAAGTTGGTAAGCAGTTTCTTGCGCACGACCGTATGCGTCGATTGCGTCTGAAGTCGCAGACACTTTAATTGTCTTTGACTGGATCTGGGTGTAGTTCGAACGCATCACTGTTGGTGTCAGTGTAGCTGATGAAGCTGTAAAGCCTTCAACTTCAGCATTTTCTGCGACAGCCGCTAGGCTATCTTCTTGCCACTGAAACAGTGTGTTGTGAACTGACTCCTTGCCAATTGATGACAAGAAGGGAGTCGTTGTCGGCGTAATATTGCTGATAATATCAGAAATATCTTCTTTGATGCCGACCTGGTTGTAGGTGAGATACGTTGCCATCTCATTTTCCTTCTCTTAGGTTTTGCTGTCAGCAGACCATCTTGCAAGGAACGCATCACGTGCTGCATCGGTTGAACCAGACTTAGCGAGGTTTTCCATGGCCTGCTTAGTCACACGTGCTTTTTGTGATGTTGGCTTTGTTGCTCCAGGCTTAAGTATTTTCTTGGGCGCTTTGGCACGTTTCTTTACAGCTACTTTCTTAGCTGCGTCGTACTTCATTGCTTTCAGAACTAACTTAATGGCTGCTGGATCAACGAGCTGATCAATGTCAGTCTTGCTGATACCTTGGCTAACACCATATTCCCTGAGCTTGTTATAGAGATCCTCAGACCACTCAGGGACATCAGCCTTGAGTGTTTCCATAGTCTCAGCAACCTTTGTCTTGAGTTGTTCACTCTGGGCTGCTTGTATCATCTCTATATACTTGCCTGTCTCTTGGTTTAGAAACTCATATTCTTCCATTGCCGCAGACGCTTCTTTTCGTAACTGAGCGAAGTCATCAGGGTCCATTTGACGACTAGCGACCAGCATATCGATTTCAGCGTACGGCTTTAGCTTTTCTTCTGCCTTCTGCATTAAGGTTTGCAGCACGGCAGCATTCTTTTGAGTTTCAGCTTCAAGAGCCTTGCGCATTTCTGCTACTTGTTGCGATTTTTTCGTAAGCGCTTTCTCTTGACCATAAAGTCTCTTTAAGTCTTTGACAGGTACTTCCAGTTCGTCGTCACCTACTTTTACTTTTGTGACTAAATCATCAGCTGCTATTTCGTATTCAGCTTCTTCTTCAGTCTCGTATTCAGTGTCGATCTCTTCATCGAGGTCTATCTCAACTTCTTCGATAACTTCTTGATCTTCAAAAGCCTCTTCTGTTTCTTCGCTTACTTCTACATCTACAGATTCGGCTTCGCCTTCAACAACGGGTTCTGATGTCTCCTCTTTCGGAGAGTCTTCCCAGCGTTGCATAAAAGCACCCATTGCTTCTTGCATTGGGTCTAACGGGGTCTCGGAGACGCTTTTAGTAGTCTCGTCCATTTATTGCTCCTTGGCCTCTAACAATTGTGTTTTCATGAGGACCTGTTGATTAAGTGTATTTATGATTTCTTGAACGGAGCGTGCAGCGTAATAAGCAGCTTGCCTTTCTTCTACTTGCTCTGGTTCGGTTGAAAAAAACACGCCTACGTATTGGTCCAGTAGGCTGCGTACAGTGCCATTAAAGGCATCTGTAGCGAGCAGCGTCTCAGCACGAGTCCCCTGCTCAATAATTTGTTGTGTCTCCACAATGCTCTCCTTAACATTTCCAGCGACGTCGCGCGGCTTTGCCACGCTCACCTGTCCAACCTTTCGATCTGGCACAAAATGATTTGCGTCGTTTAGCAGCTTTGCTGCCAGGCTTAACCTTACCTGTCACTGGAGCTTTTAGTTTACCACCTGTTGCCCTGTTGTACTTAGCTCTGCCTTTTGCAGTTAAGCCAGCACCTTTGGACGCAGGTAATTTCTCACCTCGACCGACTGACAGCCGAGGCTCACTTTTCTTCTTTGTCTTAGATGGCATTAGTAGCCACCTTTTCTCTTACGCTTTTTGCATGATTTTGCTGCACGACATTGTGTTTTTGACTTGCAGGTTTTACATGTTTTGAACATTCATAACTCCTAGGAATTAGGGCTGACTACAGCCGTACGTTCTTCTGCAGGTGTCTGTTTAGCCATCTGCAATTCTTCGTACGCGACGTCAGCACGGATTTCGCTGTCAAAGTCTTTACGTTCTTCTGTGCTGTAGGCAGTAGCCATAGCAACTTCAGCGCGCTTCTGCTCAAGTTCAAGACGTGCTTGTTCGAGCTGCAACTTCATCTGTGCTTCTTGTTCTTGCAACGCCACTTTGCGCTCTTCGAGCTCCATTTGTTTCATTGCAATTTGCTGCTGCATTGCTGCAGCTGGATCAGGCTGTGGCGGAGGCACTTGCTCAGGTGGTGTTAAGAAAGTGTCGACATCCTTAATACCTGCGTTGAGTAGTGCTTGACGCACCATAGCGTATCTATTCTCGGGAGAATAAAACTGCTGCATGCCTGGATCTTGCGTAAGCATTGCGTGAAGCTGTTGAAACTTTTGTGCTTCTCTTTCGCTTTCGCCATAACCTAACTTGAATGATACTTCGACATCTCGTCTTTGTTTCCAAGCCTGTGGTTCTATTTCAACATAGTTACCTGCTACTTCAACGATCTTTTCGTATTGTTCGTTTTCTATTGCAAGTCTGTACACTTCAAGCACAAGTGGCTTTAAGAAATTATTTGCAAAGTTGCGAGCAATAATCTTTGAACGCTGCTGTGATAAGCTAACTAAATTCTCGACCATAGCAGCTGAGTTTTGTTTACTCACTGCATCTTTGTTTAAGCCTTGTGACAACTTACTCACGCCAGATGTATTTTCTGCGTCTTCTTCAAGTTGCTGCATGGACTGAAACACAAATGGGTTTAGTGTGTTTTGCATCAGTGGTGTAACACCATCAACACGTGTCACATTGACTATGCCGCCTAAACGATTGTCTAGCAGCTCGCGAGGATTAGTTAGTGCACCTTTTTGTACAAGGTAGCGAGGATTAGTTGTTACAGAAGCATGGTCAAGGATTGACCTCATCAGTGCTGTTTTTGCGTTCTGTGTTGGCATCAGCTTATAAGCAAAGTTTTCGCCATGAAACGAGTGTGGCACTGGTATGGGTGTGAACACAATAAATGGTCTGCGATCAACTTCTTCAATGTCTAGCATTGTGTTGCCAGCAGACATCACTTTATATAAGCGTGCTTCACCATCACCTTCCATATCAGCTTCGACATAAGACTCATACACAACAACTTGCTTCATCTGCTCTTGGCGATGATGCTCATCAGGTGTCAGCTTTTGTGGACCTGTCTGTTCGTGACGGTAATATGTCTCGTCGTAGTTTTCACCTAGCGGATCTTCATCTGAGCCAATGCCTTCAATAAGATCAGCATCGAAACCCATTGCTATAAGATCTGCTTTGCGCATCACGCGCCTGTGAGCCACAAAACCTTCGTCAATGCTTGTTGACATTGGATTAATGATAAACTCTTCAGGTGGTATGACTTCTATGCGCACCTGCGAATTATTAGTAGAGCGTCTTAATACACCTGACAACATACCATTTGAGTCATCCAGCTGTGCGAGACCATCTACATCAGACTGAGCCATAAGTGTGTCTAGTTGATCAGCTGACAAGTTGTTAAATTCTTCTTCAACTGTGTCTATCTTCTGATCCCAGTACACCTTTGCAATACCATTACGAGCCATTAGTCCGTCGTGAACAATGTCTCTGTACAGACTGAAACCATCGTTCTGTCTATGAATGATATAGTTAGTGTAGCTAGTGCAGACACGAGCCATCTCTACATCTTCAGGACCTTGTGGTGCAAACTGCACAACATCTGTTCCTGCTGAAAATGTTTCAAGCAACAGTGCTTTCAAACCTTCAACACCATCGTACACATCTTGTGACACATACGAGCTATTACCGTTTGACTGCCGCTCAGGTAGCTCTGCGTGATAGTACCGAAGCATCTGTTGCCGTTCGTGGCTGAGATCGCCGTCGGAATAACCGATAGAGCCTTTGATCTCGTCTTGAACGAGACTGAGCAGCTCATCTTCTGTTAGTGCTGTAAATGTCTCAGCCATTATATTGCCTCGCTGTAATAGTCATCGTAAACAGTTACTGGTTCCCAGCCTTGCTGATGTCCATAATTGGCTAGTGCTAGTGACATGACACAATCGTCATGACATCCAGCTTCAGCCTCCATGCCGCCAGTTTCTGTTTCGATGTAAGTTAGCATTTCGCGTAGTGTTACTTTGTCATTGATCTGCAGCTCTTGCTCGCGCATAGCAGCACGCAGCTCGTTAATAACAAGTGGTTTACTCTTAGCTGTTGTAGAAAAACCAAGTTTGATTGTTTCTTTATCAGTGACTTTGTCTACAACAATTTCTGTATGAAAATTTGCGTAATTATAATCTTTGTATAAACGTGTGCATGTTAGCAAACCGTGCGAGTTACTCTCGCATATAATATATGCATCGTTAAAAAACTCACCAAGTCTGAGTAGCACATCTGCAAAAAAGTCAGGATGAACATGTGCACGATATGATGCAACATGACGTTTTTTACTATCAAGCACCTGTGCGACCGAATAGTCACCACCTCTGATGCCCATAGCAACGTCTGCACCTATTGTGTACATCTCGCCTGGATCTACGTCTCTGTATAGAACAAGCTCACCTCGTGGATGAGCGACCCACTCTTCGTCTTCTAGCGCTAAACGATGTGTATGCGGTTTTGCATATTCCAACATTTCGACTAGCTGCTGTGGGTTAAAGATTGGTCTACCGGATGTCAAAAACGCTTCATCTGCATTTGATGGATATTCCTGCCTGAATAGATCAATACCGTTTTGTGCTACCTTCTTGCGTCTGAAAGCAAGCTGCTCGACACTTAGATTATAGTTGTCTTTGAGCTCTTGCTCGTCAGGTGTAAGTTCCATGCCACCAGTAGGCGTTTCAGCGTATTCTTCTTGTATAAACCACGGCAAGAAGACAGGTATAAATCCGTTAGTTCCTTCACAGGCACCCTTCCATAAATCATAAAATTTTCCAGATACACCATTCGCAGTAGACTCAATAAACACAGCGGTGTTCTGCTTGTTCGGTACTGCCTGCATAATAGCGTTAAAGTTTTCTTCTGCAGTCGACGGAGACCAGAAAGCTAGCTCAGATAAATGAGCTACAGTCACTGTCTCGCCTCGTGCCACAGACTCACCACCAGCAGTCGCAACTACGTACGAGCTGTCCAGAACATTGAAGTTCAACTCTCTACGTGATGAGTATTTAGTGCTAGGCTTAATAGGTTCAGGACAGTTCTCATGATACCTGCGAGTCATATCAAACAAAGCTCGTGTGGAGTCAGCATGATGTGTTACAACTAAGCCACGTTGTGCTTTTCGTTGTGACAGCCACCAGTACAGATAACCACCTACCATAGTAGACAATCCCATCTGACGAGCTTTGAGTATAATAACTCTTATTTTGCTTTCTTCTGCGTATTGTTTTTGCACAGCGTCTAATAGTGCTTGCTGCGCTATATTAAGTTGCAGTGGTGTTACGTCACCATCTTTAGTTCTGATTTTGAGCGCGTTTTTTGCGTAAAAATCAAAATCATCCCTCAATCTTTTGCGTATCTTCGTCGCTTTCGTCTGAGTCATCTAAACTTGCCAGCCACTCTTCAGCGACTGCCTTCACCTCATGCTTGTTCACAGGCTTCTGCTTAGTGAAATCCAAAAGAGCTTTTGCAGCACTAGTTTTAACTGTTGCTGCATCAGGTCCTTCAGCTATCTCTAACAGAACTTGCGTAGCACGCTGAGCGATAGAGTCATCATCAGGTAAAATGCCTTGATCGATCATATCTTTCACTTTCTGTTCTGCTTTTTCTTTTGCTATTTCACGAGCTTTAGCCAACTGTTCAGGTTGTCGTCCCCAGCCGTCAGGTACTCCTCTAGGCCGATGATTTTTTGCGCCCACGTTTCTTAGCATTGCTAGGTGCTTTTGCCACCTTGGTCCGCCCTCCTGCTTCATTCGTGTTATCGGGTGCAGGTGTTTGTTCTGCTTTGTCCACGCTGGTTTTTTCTGAGGGTTGGCTCTTAATCTCTTCGACTTTTGATTTAGCGTTGCGTTCGGCTCCATGTATCACCTCGTGAATACTGTTCAGCTTAGTAATTACATATTCGCGTACTGCGTTATGTGTGCTAGCTGAAGATGTGTTAAGTGACGCAGGAGGCAGCGAGTTAAGATATTCTCGACCCATTGCTGCTCGTGCTTCTAGTGTAAATCGCTCGTCGTTAATGAGCTTGTCGAAGTGTTCAATCACTCCATATATTTCATAAGGTTTCAATTTGCTCTCCTTAAATTTTTATGACAGCGCATACATGTTCGGCTCTTGGTCAGTGCCGAATGTTTGCTGCTTCTGCTGCTCGATTTGCTGCAGTACTTCTGACATTGGTGCTTGAATAGTCTGGCTGCCTTCAGGTGTCA